TCTTGGGATAGATTACATCCTGATGATAAAAAGTCTGTACCAATTTTAAGTATCCCTGATGCGATAGGCCAAGTCCTACATAAGTTCTATGTTTCTACTGAGGAAGTAGCACCTGTGGAGGCCATTGCAACTGACGTTACAGGAGTGGCTGAATTGAGATGTCCTGAATGTGGTGGTTTTGCCACTTTCAAAGAAGGTTGCTTATATTGTCCAGCCTGCGGAAGTAAATGTGGATAAGGAGGAAAATAATGAATGTCGGTGAATTAATAGAGGAATTAAAGAGATTTCCTAAAAAAATAGAGATTTCAATATCAGATGGATTTGAATACAAATTTTATTCTTTTAAAGACAAGATTCCACCAATGCACATTTTTGATAATATTCTTGATATTGGCATTGGTGGATTTCAGATAGAGGAGGAAGATGATGCCAGAAGATAGTACAGGTAAGAATATTTTTCTAGGTGATAGAGTACATTTTAGAGGTGAGGAATACACCATCAAAAGCTTTGGCCCGATGGATGGTGTATGTGGAACTCATCAAATTAATTTCGAGGAAGAGCAACATGTAAAGGAAATAGCAGACGAAATGAGTGTTGATCTAGTTCAATAGAAAATGATAAGAGGAGGAAAATAATGAATGTCGGTGAATTTCAGATAGAGGAGGAAAATGATGGCGAAGCTGATTGTTGATCTCTATTTAGATGGATACGATACTGATGAACAAAGAGAAGACGCCTGTGCTGAGTTTATTTATAGTCAATTAACCTTCACAGCTTCAAGTGTTGAAATAACACCATTACCAGATGCTCATGAGTTATGGGTAGCAGCACAGTTAATGCCTGGTGAGGGTATCGAAGATGGTGTAAAAAGAATTGAAGAATTATTAGGAGGGAAGAATGAGTAAAGCAGAGGATACAGAAGCTCAAGAATTAGCTTTCGCATGGGAGAGTGTTAAGATGCCTTTAGATACTATTGCCGAGATGTATATTAAAATGCAAGAAAGGATGAGATATTCTGAAAACGCTTTAAATGTATTTAAAAAGTCAGAGGAGGAAAAGAATGGATAAACTTGCAGAAATAGTTTGGGGAATCAAAGTAGAAGATTTATTCCTTGGTAATTTAAAATTTGATGGATATAAAACTCCAGCCAGTCAGGTATTTCTTTATAGGATTTATAAAGAATCTATACCTATGAGTAGAAGGGACTGTGAAGAAGATCCAAAATTTAAGCATATTATCCCATATTGCATGTTGACCAGTGAAACCAACCAAATATTTGTTACACGCAGAACCACCAATCAAACAGAAGGAAGGCTGCATGGAAAAGCATCAATTGGTGTTGGGGGCCACATAGGACCGGAGAGGTTCATGACTATCAAAGATTCGATCTATGTTGGTATGCTAAGAGAATTACAGGAAGAGCTCATTGGAATGGAATTGGTTGGTCATGCCTTTGATTTCATGCCTAGACTTGTGGGTGTAGTTAATGATGATTCTAATCCTGTTGGTGCTGTTCATTTTGGCTTAGTTTATGAGGTGCTTATAGATCCTGAACGTATGGATTCAATAAAAATAAAAGAAACTGATAATATGGTCGGAGAGTGGATGCCTCGTAGGGAAGCATTAAAGGTAGAAAATTACGAATCTTGGAGTGCACTAATTTTAAGGGAGGTATAATAATGATAAGTGCAAAGGAGTTACGGGCAGCAGCGAGACATGCAGGTTCTTTAAGTACCGATAGAACTGCAGAACTTTTATTTGATGCAGCAAAGATGATTGAGGAATTACAAGATTTTGCAATGTGGATGACAGGGTGTGGTTACGATTTTGGTAAACTTGAATATTTTCGTAAACTAAGAGATAAACTATTAAAGGGGAAGTAATGGGAAAAGTAAAAATAATTGTGGTAAATGGAGTATCCAGATCAGGCAAGGATACGTTCATAGATTTTTTGAGAACTGAAGTTCCTGTACTGATAGAGCATTCAACTATCAAAACGGTCAGTCAATCGCTGTGTGATTATAGTATGCTTGATTACAGAAAGAAAGGTATGAAAGAAAGAAAGTTCCTTGCATCTGTCAAACAGGCATGGATTGAATACAATGATGGTCCATTTCAAGAAGTAGTAAGTAGAAAAAACAGCCTTGAAAGAGACTATAAATTCCAAAATAATATTGATAGAATTTTGCTGGTTGTTCAGGTTAGAGAACCAGAGGAAATCAAAAAACTGAGTAATTTTTTTGATACAGATATGTGGTCTGTTCTGGTAAAAAGAATAGGTGCTAAATTTCAACATATTACAGATGAATTCGTTGAAGATTGGGATTATGATTTCATTATACATAATTATGGACCCTTAAAGGATATGGAAAAACATGTCAATAATTTCATATATTTTCTTTCAAAGGAGAAATAAATGCTTTATATAATGGTCGTATCATTGTTTATTTTAGTCTTAATAATAGTGAATGCCTTTGATAGATTAAGAATCAGAGAAGGTTTTGGAGGAGAAAATGGAAGTCAAAACAGGTTTAGCAATTGTGATTTCTGTAGGAACTATTCTTGGTGGTCTGGTAGCAGTTGATGCTAGATATGCCAAACCAGACCAGGTGGAAGAAGTAGCCACCTATGTTGCAAAGGTGGAACACAGGTCATAAAGTATAATAAATACGCATAGTTACACTATATGCTATCACTCTCCGTAGGAGGGTGCTGATTGAAACAAACCTTGACGAATACCGTAGACTTAAATTAGAATGGGAGACTTTGATGCTACGATTAAAAAAGTAAAACCAGTTGGAGGTTGGACCTATTGGCTCATGAATTGCGTAGAAGAAATGTTAGTTCGGCTATAGAGAAGCGAATACTCACAGCGTTAATCGTTTCAACACAATTTAACTATGAAGTAGACCATCTAATTAATTTTGATTATTTTACCAACTCATTCATCAGGACAGTTGCGAAATGGTGCGTTGATTTTTTTGATACCTATGAGCAGGCTCCATTTGATCATATCCAAGATATATTTGAGGGTAGGAAACCAGAACTGAAGGAGGAGGATGTTGATTTAATCAAAACATTATTAGAGGATATATCCAAAAAATATGAATTAAATTCTGGTCTGAATATTGAGTATAGCGTAGCACAGGCGTTAAAATTTTTTAAACTCCGTCAATTACAGATCACAAGCAGCAATATTGATATCCTATTATCCAAAAATGATATAGATGCAGCAGAGGAACAGATAAATAACTATACCAAAATAGCTAAGATAACTTCTGGTTGGGTGAATCCATTTGATATTGAAAATGCAGAGGGTGTATTTAAAGCAACAGGGGGTATGTTCAAATTTCCTGGTGCTCTGGGTAATTTCCTTGGGCAATTTGATAGGGGCTGGTTAGTAGGTATAGCAGCAGGATTCAAGCGTGGCAAAAGCTTTGCCATGCAGGAATTAGCAGTAGCAGCCATACAACAACATTTAAAGGTGGCATTTTTCTCATTAGAGATGTACAAGGATTCGTCCAATGAAAGACTTTATAAACGGCTTTTGGGTGCTGATTCAGAAGAAGGTGGGATAGCAATTTACCCATGCTTTGATTGTAAGAAAAATCAAGATGGTTCTTGTAAAAAAGAAGAAAGAACCAACAGAACAATATTATTTGTTAATGGAGCAAAACCTAAATTTACAACCAAATTAAAATATACTCCTTGTACTTATTGTAGGAACAGCCTTAATGAAAATGAGAAGTGGGAGTATCAGGTAGCGTGGTGGAAGGAGGCTATTGATAGACCAGCCTTTAATAAAACAAATGTAACAGCACATCTGGAAGCTATGGCAAAAGTTTACAGAGATAATTATAGGTTTAAAAGTTATCCAAGATTCTCTGCTAATACGTCTGATATAATGAGGGATCTTGATATTCTTGAAAGAGCAGAAGGTTTTGTTCCAGATGTTATTGTAGTAGATTACGCAGATATTTTAAAATCAGAATCAATAGGAGGTTCTACTGATGTAGCTAATCTTGATGATACATGGAAAAGTTTGTCAAGATTGGCTGGTGAGAGGAGAGCATTAGTAATTACAGCCTCTCAAATAACAAGAGCTGGTATAGATAAAAAACAGATTAAGACTGCTGACATGGCCTTATGGATCGGCAAAACTAGTCACGTAGACGTATTTTACACTCTAAATCAAACACCGGCTGAAAAGGAAGATGGTATTATGCGTATAGGTTTAATAGCTCACAGATATGCAGATTTTAATGAGAACGCTAATTGTTTAATACTCCAAAAACTGAGTCATGGGCAAGCCTGTTTGGATTCTGAGATAATGAGATAATAAATCCTTTGGTAAACTAAATTCTAAAATGAAAAACCATCTTATTGCTGATGGTTTTTTTATGGGAGATGCAAGATAATACGAAAACGCACTAGGAATGGTCCTGAAGCAATTTATTTTCAAAAAAAGCAAAATAAATACAGACTTTTACGAATTTGCTGCTGAAAATATGTTATACTAGAATTAAACATTGAGTGAGGGAATCTCTTGAGGAGGTAAATAAAATATGAAGCTATAGTTTATTAAGATAAGATTTGATGAGATGCGATGCAATAAGATCTGATAAGACAAGATGAGATCAGACAAGAT